GCCTGGACTTTTGGGGTAGCGGACCACCATAATTGTTCTGGCCGTTTTATCAAAGGAATCTCTGAGGAGTCCAAACCTGATCCTAGCAAGTTTATTCTGATAGACGAATTCCAGAGAGGTGATTGGGAGAAGCTCAAACCTTTTGCCATTTTTGGCGACATCGCTCAGTTAATGCTAAAGAGTTCTGCTGCTTTTGAGAGCGTATTCTCGAAGTGTTCTTCCCATCGAGTCCCCCTACCCATCGTCAAACTCTTGCAAGAGCTGGATTTCGAGATCACGAGTGAGCGTGAGGGCGTACTAGAAGTCAGAACCCTACTCGGATCTGAACCAGAGGGTGTTGTGACCTGTTTCGAATCCGAAGTCTGCGAGTTCCTCGATTACAATCAGATCAACCATAAGAGTCCTGCGGACATTATTGGTCTGGAATTCCCAACCGTCTCTCTAGTTATATCTGGCAAGTCTGCTATAGGGGTTCACAGAGCTGAATTTTACATCTGCTGTACTAGGGCTACAGAGAAACTCTTAATTATAACACCGGAGCCAGAGGGGTTTCACAATTGTTCAAATGCCATTGATAGCACCTCCTGATAATTCAAGATCATTCCTTGCTTTGGCAATTGGAGCGGGCATTGCGATTATTATATTCACTTTGAGGTCCAACCAATTGCCTCACGTTGGAGACAATATTCACTCATTGCCGCACGGAGGTTTTTATAAGGACGGAACAAAAACCATACAGTACCACTCCCCTGCGAGAGTCTCGAACAATTGGTTCAAGGGCCCAAACAACATACAGGCTTTAGCTCTGGTTCTGCTGATCATTGGTCTGATTCACGCCTCATCCTTAAGAACAAACAAGGGATGCAACTGTCACAAATAATTGTTGGTTTGATTTCCTGCTGTGTAGTACTACTTAGTTTGCATGTTATTGAATTTTATCTTAAAAATACCCAAAATAGTTGTACCATTATCCTTACTGGTGAGAGTGTCAAAATACTTGGTTGTGATTTTTCGAGTGAATTCATTGAATACGCAAAAACCCTGAAAGTGCAAGCTGTTTGAGAATCTTTAAGTTTGCAGAAGAAGAATTTGATAAAGATGGCGGAGCAACAGAAAGCTGCTGAAGAGAAGGCTCGTGTTGAGGCTAGGTTGAAACAACAGCTTGAGCAGCAAAGTTCGAAGCTGGGGAGCGAGAAAGAGTTTATTCGGGATGCTGAGGGGTTGCAGAAATCTCTATTGGAGCGTTTTCAGGCCCTGCAGGACCTAACTGCAAAAAGTATTGCAGGCTCATCCATAGTTAATGGAGGTTGGGAGGCGGACAGAAAAAGGCTGAAGGTGTCTGACAAAATGAAGCTTGATGGTTCAAACATCTTTACTCGACCCACGCTCGATGATCTTCAAAAGCTGGGTTGGAACCCTGAAGCCAATCAAGTGGCAACTGCTGAAAATCTGGCAAAAATAAGTGCCAAACTGAAAGAGCTGGGCGTTCCACCGGAGCATATGGCCAGGACATTCTGGGATGTGGCCATGTACTGCACGGCAGTCGGTGCGTCCAGGTATACTAATCCCCAAGGTTCTATCAATTACCCTGAAGGTTCCATCACTAGAGATGCAATCTTTGGTGTCATAAGGGAACAGTGTACCCTGAGGCAAGTTTGCAGGAGTTTTGCTCCTATCATTTGGAACTATATGCATGTAAA